AGTACCATTGTTACCTGCGGTAACTGCCTGTGACAGTGGCAACTCTTGGACGAAGACGCCGGGGCGACTGTATGTAGTCATCCGGTATTACTCCTTAGTTAGTAGGGTCATTTTTTTAAGGGATCCAAATTTTAGTCAGATTATGGTAGAAGAGTGTTTTGGGACACTCCCAGAGTAATTGTGGGCGGATACAATACTTCGTAAACCTGAACTAGATCCTGACGGAACAGCTCTGAGCTAATCTGTATTGAGTACACATTACTAAACAGTCTTTTATCCTGCTCAGTAATATCTCTTTTGGAGAATCCTAGCATATCTAAACGTCTTACGGTGTTGTCTTCAGGTACTAATAAATACCCGAATCTAAGAGGCAATCTTCCCTGCTGGAATAGCTGGGCCATGATCTGCCGGTCGTGACGTGGTTGACGAGCAAAGGTAGTGACTTGGTAGTCAAGATTTACAGGGATTGGGGTAAGGATATTCCCGTAGTTTATCGTAGGATCTACGCCCTCTGGTAGGTAGGTGAGGGGTACTAGGCCGGAGTGCGTACGTTCCTTGGCCTCAGAGACTCCAATAAGGTCAATAGTGATATAGGGATAGGATTGCTGGCGGATCTGTGGGTCAGGTTGTCCGTAGAAAACTCCTACAGGGCGAGCACTGTTTCCAGCATCAGATACTGTAAGACCAGTAAGAAGAGTTTTAAGGGCAGCATCCTCATTCAAAATAAAAGGCATTAGGCAACCACCTCACGCTGAGTTGGGATAGTGCGAAGATAGTTACGGATAACTGGATTAGGGCGCACAGACTCAGTGCCGTGCTCAAGAAGATCAACAGTTGCTGCAATAGCTGGGGGAGCCTTAGCTTCAAACATTCCGTTAATTAATACTACGTAAAGCTGTAGGGCAACCACTGGTGGCCAGCCCGCTCTAGTTGCGGCATCGCGCAATTCCTGGGTGTATTTTGCACAATCTGCTTCGCTAGCTTGTGTGAAATGATGAGTTAGAAGGTTGTCTAAAAAGGTCATTTCTTAGTTCGCCTCGCAGCGATTGCAAGAAGGTTGCCAGCGATAATTCCAGCTAATACCTTATTCTTCCCAGCATCTTTATCCAGGCCTGCAACACCACGAACGAACTCTTGTTTATCTGCCTGTGTTTCAGCAGAAAGCAAACGCTTAGCAAAAATGTACATCAAATCCTCCGTAGGAAGGCGCAAGGTAAAGCAGCTGGGTTCCGGATTGCTCCGGCGTTAAGTACAAGGATAAATGAATAAGGCCCCTTTCGGGGCCTTAAGTCATTACTTCTTTTTAGGTTTCTTTGCTGGGGCTTTCTTCTTACCCTTGCCTTTGATGTCTTCGGCTAGCTTGGAATCGTTCTTTTCATCCTTATCCTCAAACTTCTTCTTCTGAGCCGGGGTCATACCCTTTTCAAACTTCTTATCATTATGAGCCATTTACTTACCCTTCTTAGTTGATTTCTTCTTGCAGGCGCCCTTGCAGTTAGGCTTTGAGCATCCACATCCACATGATTTGCACATAGTTACTTTCCCTTCTTCTTAGTTACCTTCTCTGGTAATTTCTTACCTTTTGGGGTCTTGTTTTCAAATTCCTGGGCTAACTTAGGATCTTTAGCCCATAGAGCTCTTCGCTGTGCCTGTGATTTAAATGGCATTAGCGACTAGAATCTGAGTTCTTTACCACAATAGTGGAGTACATAGAAATTATTGCTCCGACAGATGTTCCGGCAGCTGAAATACCATACAGCGTATCCCCGCTCTTTAACCAAACAGATTGGGCTGTGTTTTTAACTACTGGAAATCCTTGATTACTGCCAGCTGTGACAGTAATAGCAGAATCTCCAATATAAATATTTTGTAGGTCATTATTCCAGACCAAGACTTGTGTATCTGTAGCTCCAGATGGAATAGATGCAATAACAGTAGCTGATGTACCTACTGTTACGTTTGTATGAAATAGTGCCATGGTTCTCCTTAGTTAGTAGGTATATCTTACAGTGTAGTTGGGTTAAATGGGTTGTAGGCAGCATAGTGAGCAAACTGCTGATCGTTAATAAGTTCTTCAGGGTTAACCTGGTTACAGTCTACAGCTAGTAGGGTAAATTTGTTCTTAATTAGCCCGGCAGGAGTAATACGAACGGGGGTCCACACTTCATGGCGAAAGGTGATTCTATCACGTAGGTATGAGTCAGGGTTTACTTCTAGTTCAGAGAGATTAGGAATAGTCCCGGCGTTGTTACCATAAAGGGCGATATGGTCTTCTACAAGGTCTACATTGATAAGCACGGTAAGCACGTCAGTGTTATAGAAACCACGCTCATTTTGAACTGTCTGTCCCTGAGTTAGATGGACGTTAATAGTGGGAACCTCGGCTGGACCCTTCCAAACACGTCCGGTAGTCGTAGAGCCCACATCGTAAATAGGATCAGTTCCAGAGTTCTGCTGGTCGTAGTACCACCACTCGATGGTAGGCCCAACCGTGTGGACTAAGTTCTTAGTAGTCCCAGAGAGAATAGACTCTCTTTCGCTATCAATAGTAAAGCGGCCCTCAACACGTTCTCCTCGCATATGTTGCTCCTTCTTTACATTGTCACAGAATTAGACGCAGAACTTCTACGGCTGCTGCCAGACACATTAGTTGCATTGACTGTAAAAGTATAGGTTGTACCAGTAGACAGTCCAGATACTGTTATAGGGGATGTTGTTCCAGTGCCGCTTTGTAGCGGTGAGGTCAGTACTCCTCCGATATAGGCATAAGCCGTATATGATGCGGCTGGACCACCAGTTGTGGCTGGAGTAAATGTAACCGAGGCTGTAGAGCTAACCTTTGATGCCGTTCCAATAGTAGGTGTATCAGGTAGATCTACACTGGGTGTTATTGTAGATCCGGTACGACCATCTTGCTTAAGGTTTAACGACCGCTCTGAAAGATTCTTTTTACCCGCCATTATGAATCCCTCTTATCATCCCAGTAATAAACGTGGCCGTCTTTATCATTATTATCATTATCCCCGGAGCGAGCGCCAAAACCAACTGGGTTAGATGCGTAGCTTACTGGACCTACACCACTGGCGTTTACGCCTTGCACTTTAAACCGATAGGTTGCATTTGGTCCTAGACCTGTAACTGTAATAGGAGAACCGGCTCCCGTTGCTACGATTGAGGTAGGTATATAGTTGGGGACTAAATAAGCCGTTACTTTATAAGAGGTAGCAATACCCCCGGTTACCGCTGGTGTGAAAGACACACTGGCGGAGCTAGAGCCAGAAGCGGTGGCTACTGGCGTTGCAAATGGTGGATCTACAAGATCAGGGTTTTGTGGGTAGTGACTTAAAAATTCTTGCGAGGCATACTTTATCTCTGACATTAGACCGTCCTACTTCTCACGTTAGAAGATGGGGAGGCACCAAACTGATTTACAGCCTGTACTGAAACATAATAGGTGTACCCTGACTTTAAGTTAAGAATAGCGTATGGAGATGTAGTGGCTGTTACAGTCTTAACTTTATACTCTGTATCACCAATATTTGCATCTTGAGCACTATACGAAATAATGTAGTAAAGGATTGCAGAGCCGCCATCTGATTGAGGATGGAATGCGGCAGTGATCCTATTGGTGCCTGCTGTTAATGAATCTAGTACAGGGGCTGCAGGTTTTGTAACAGGTGTTACTGCTGTTCCGTAAGTTGTAGGCAATGAGGTTCCATTAGCATTAGTAGCTGTTACTGTAAAGCTAGCTGGAGTACCCCCCTCTAAGGCTGTAAACTTAAACGGTGATAACCCTGTCTTAGAGACACCACTTGGATTAGAAGTTACTGTGTAGTACAGGACAGGCTTACCACCAGAAGAGGTGGAGAAGGTTATATTAACCCCGCCATCATCATAGTCTCGTCCATCATCTGAGTTAGCAATACCGATAGAAGGGGCATCTGGAACAGTGGTGGCTAATACAGGTGCCGTGTAAAGACTAGGGGCACTATTTTGTCCAGAGCTTGAACTAGCTACAGCATTAAAAGAATAGAACTTATTACCGGGAAGTCCAGTTACTGTGAGCGGAGATGTTGTCCCAGTAGCGCTATAAGATCCTACATCAGTAGCTACAGTGTAACTTGCAGGTATTCCACCAGTTGTAGCTTGATAAAAAGACACAGAGATAGCCCCGTCACCAAATGCTCTACCAGTGCCTATGTCAGTAGCAGCACCAAGGGTCGGCGTACCCGGAATATCCGGAACCACCGATTTTGACAATCGGACTATGCTCATAGAACTTAGAGTTCAGTACCAAAGATAGAGAATGAAACAGTGCCGGAGTTTGAGAGCGCCCAGACAGAATCTCCAGAGCCTAATGTGATTCCTGGAGTAACTACTGTAGTATCACTTGCCCCTACTGTTGCACCATACACAATCCAATGTTTATCTGCTGGTATAAGAGTCTCTCCAAAAGGTAATACGGCAATGCGATAGTTGGTTGCAGTACCGGTTTGATTACAGATAACAATGCTAGAAACAACACACTGCTTTCCTGTAGTAACTGTGTAAAGAGGGGATGTTCCTCCGTATGAAGCAGAAGGAATTGACTGCCCAAGTACTTTGTATGTTGTTGCCATTTTTTTCCTATCTTGTTATTAGTACGAAGGATACCACTTAGATGTGCCTTGAAGATACGTCATTGTTAAGGCTCGTCCTGCTACAGTATTAGACTGCAGAGCTACATTTCCACCCAACTGGAATACACCAGCAGCTTGTGGGATAAATACAATCTGTCCACCATTTGTAGAGATAGGTGCTGGTGGGGTAATAGTTTGAATAGCTGTTGTTCCCTGTAGGAATACAATAGGTGCTACTGGAGCAATTGTTGTAGCGGCAGTGATATTAGATTGAACACCGCTGGTCATACCAACAACACCTTGAAGCACAGTTGTTCCAAGGTTAACTACGTTGTTCTGCAAAGAGATTGTGCCCTGGGCGTTAGTAGCCGAAGAGCCAAGAATAATATTAGTTACAGATCCTGAAAGGCCAGAAGTTCCGATTGCAATAGTTTTTGTGCTACCAGAAGCTGTTGGGTTATTCAAAATTGTAGCCTGCACGGTAGTGCTTTGCAGTCCGCCAATACCAAGGTTAGTAGTGTTGCTTGCAAGATTGTGCGTAATAGAGGTTGCGGTGTGCCAGTTGATTGTAGCTTGAGCACCACCACTGCTATAGGTCACAGTCTGGGAAGAAGGGAAGCTTAGGGTTGTATTTGTACCCTGAATGCCTAGGGTGTTAGTTCCAGTAGACCCTGCATAAATAGTTGTTGCTGCCCTACCAATGTTTATGTTGGTGGCTTGGGTGGGGACAAAATCAAAGCTGTTAGTGGTGGTCTGAATACCAGTAGCAATAGTCGGGTTAGTTAAAGTACCGATGTTAAATGTGGCACCAGAGGCAATACCTACTGTTCCACCAGATGCACCAAGGGTTAGGCTTGTAGTAGCTTGTGGACCAACTAGCAGTGTAGTTGCGGTACCCTGAATAGCATAGCCATTATTTAGTTTATAAGCTTTACCAGATGCCAGGTTAAAGTGTTCTGAGCTTGTCCAGTTTGTATTTGTATTATCCCAAATGATACTCTTATTAGTTGTGCCTAGGAGTGTTAAGCCACCCCCGTTAGCTGTGAGATCAGTGGCTGCGCCAGTGCTAAATGTAATAGCACCAGAAGTTAGGTTTTGAACTGAGGCAGTAAATTGTAGTCCTGAGTTAACAGTTTGGATAGTAGCGCTAGCGCCAAAAGCTCCAGTTCCAGAAGTCTTAGTTAGAAGTTGCCCCGGTACTAGGCCTACTGTGGAAGGTACTTGCACATAATACGAGCCGGCAACCAAAGCATTGGTAGTAGTCAGCCCAGTAGTTCCGGTTACACTTCCCAACACTACATTGATATCGTCTACATTTAGAACTGTAGTATTCAAAATTGTCTGAAGACCATTGACAGTTAGGTTCCCGTTGACAACCAGATCACCTGGTAGGGTAGTTGATCCATAACCAAAAGCGGGGTTGATCTGAAGTTGCCAAGCAACACCGTTCCATACCCAGGTACGAATACCGTAGCGGTAGGGGTCTCCTATGTTAGGACTAGCAGGAAAGTTAAGGGCCATGTCAGTACTATACCACCTTTATTCTAGATTCCCCTATAATACAGTGTACTTACAATAATTTGGGCTAAACCGCTTACTGCCACCACTCTAAGATAACCGCGCCTTGTTGCCCGATAAATCCGTTTGTTGAACCGTATGTAGGGGGTATAGTTGAGCTGTTTGTTAATGACACCCCGTATCCTTTAACTCCAGGACCAGCATTTGCAAATATTACCCCGGCAGTAGGAGCATACACATTCACAGGTTCGCCCCCTGCCCCACCTCCAATACAAAGATTACCTGAGGATCCTCTAAGAGTTCCATTGTATCCCGGTGCAATTTGAGTATTCTGAGAGTTAAGAACAAAAGTGCCTATGAGTCCGTTGTTTGCAGATGGCGAAAAAATAAAGGTCAATCCATTTATACCAGCGCTAACTGTAGAATAGCTAGTTAGGGCACCACCTTGCCAGGCGATAGTAGTCCACGTAGTAAGGTTTGTAGAGTAGGCAAAGACCCCGTTTAAGTTGCCATAATAAGTACTGGATGTGTACCCTTGAATTTTAAGGTTGGGTATTGTCGTTCCTGTATAGGTCCAAGTGGTTTGGTTAGTACTTGTATATATAGTTCCATTTGTGTCAGTAACCACATATTTAGAACCATCCCAAGCACTTCCTGTAGGAACTGCAGTAAGGCCAGTTATTGCAGAAGCAGGGGTCCAAGTAGTTCCATTCCAAATGTGTGCTCTAAGTGCATAAACAGTATCTAGATAGAAGTACATAACTTGGTTAGTGCCATTTGTTAACATCTTAGTAGTCTGCGTGTTACCTGTGTAAGAGTATGCAGAGACTACTTGAGTAGTAAACGGAAAAGTTCCCGTAGTGCTTGAATAAATGCTGAGTGCTGAATTATTACCATTCCAGTTACCAACAGCATAGTATGTGCTATTAGCCGATAAGTAAACTATGTCAAACATTACGTTACCGTAGCTAAAGTTAGCAGCTGCAGAGTTTTCCCACCAAGTTGGGGACGTCCATGTTATTCCATCTGTAGTTGATTGCACGTAGTACGCCGTATACCCACCTACAGTGTTACCATAAAAAGTTTTACCATTTGCATACCACAGAGAGCCGAGAATATCATATCCTACAGTATTTTGAGCACCTGTACGGCGTGTCCAAGTAGTTCCATTAGTAGAGGTATAATAAACACCATTAGTAGTTGGGCGTGTCATATAGAATCCGCCTACTGGGTTATAAACAATTCCTTGTGCAATTCCGGCAGCATCTCCAGCACCGTACGCACTAATTACCGAAGATAAAACAGGAGTAGGTTGGATATTTACCCCATTTACATAGGTAGTTCCTGACATTCCAGGAACCCCGTTATCACTAGGAAACCCGCCGCCGCACTGAATATAACCTGGTCCAAAAGATGACCCGCCACCGGCTCCGTACGTTCCCGGAGCAGGTGATGTTCCAACAACTACGGGGATACCAGTGCCCTGGATAGCAGAGGTGTCTACGATAGTTTCTGCTACGCCTCCGGCACCTCCAATAGCTGCACCGGCGCCAATACAGGTAACTTTTACAGAGTTAACGCCATATGGCACTGTCCAGGTTCCCGAAGAGGTAAAGATCTGTTCCTTAGGCTGTAAAGAAGTGCCGCCAAAATTACCAATCTTACTAACACTCATGGAGTTACATCGCTTCCGTATGCTGTAAAGGTAAGGGAGTTTGCCACACTGGTTTGTACATAAATATTATCTGCAGGCGCTGTTCCGCTTAGGGTAATACCAAGGGTAAGAGTCAAAGATGAGTTAGGCGGGATAACTACGGCGTTTAAAATGTTAGTAGCTGCTGTAGTTGTAGTCGCAGCTTTAGGGGTATAGACAGAGGCACTTGCCGAAGCTGCCGAGGTATTTGAAATAACTAGGGTAGAGATTACATACTGATGCCCAGTTACTGGTGTAAACAGAATAGACGGGGTTGTACCAGTTGGGGCATTTTGCCCAATGATTGTGTATAACGCGGTCACGTATAGTCCTGTCTAGTTAATCGAGCCCTGGCGGTGTACCGATAAAATGTGCTATAATTATAGTATGAACCTGGTACAAAAGTCGGTCTCTAACGGTGGCAAGTTAGCACCCATCATTATACCCCATGGCCTAACCTCTGGCACAGGGCTAATGAATCCTTCTATCTACATTGATAAAGATGGGGATATTTTAGTCAACTTGAGACACGTAAACTACACGCTTTATCACTCTGAGAGCACCCAAAAGTTTATTAGCCCCTGGGGTCCACTGGCCTACTTACACCCAGAGAAAGACCTAACCCTTAGAACTTACAACTATCTATGCCGTCTTAACTCAGATCTTGAGGTAACTGACTTTACTCAGGTAGACACTACAGCGTTAGATGTGCCACCTATCTGGGAGTTTATTGGTGAAGAAGATGCCCGCATTGTTCAGTGGGAAGATGACTATTACCTAATCGGAGTGCGCCGGGACACTACTCCCAATGGTCAGGGTCGTATGGAGCTTTCTAAGATTGACTTGGATAAGAATGCTTGGACAGCTAAAGAGGTATCCCGCCTCCGTATACCAGCTCCAGGTGAGGACAAGTCTTACTGTGAAAAGAACTGGGCTCCTATCATTGATAAGCCGTTTCATTTTGTTAAGTGGACTGCTCCTACAGAAGTAGTGAGAACTTACCCTGATCTTCCTGAAAGATGCGAAACAGTATCCTTAACCGGTAAGCAGCTACCTATTGCAGATCAACGTGGTGGGTCACAACTTATCCCTTGGAAAGACGGCTACATATCCTTCTCACATGAGGTTAACTTATTTAATAACTACATGGGGCAGAAAGATGGAATCTATCGGCATAGGCTTTGTTTCTGGAATAAAGACATAACCCTAGTAAAACTTAGTGAGCCGTTTAGTTTCTTAGATGCTCGTATTGAATTTTGTGTGGGAGCTGCTGTGCATGAGGGGGATGTACTAATCTCCTTTGGCTTCCAAGACAATGCCGCCTTTGTACTTCGTACACCAGGTTCAGTGATTGACAATATGATTGCAGAGGCTAACTTAGTTGGATAACTTTCAGGCTTACTGGCAGTACAATACTTTTGAAGCTTTCAATAGAATCAGTAATATTAAGGCAGCCCTAAAAACTCGTACCCCAAAGAATACTTCCTTTATCAGATTAGGAAGCGAGTACGACGGAGGGTACGTCCTAGCTGATGATGTTACTAAGGATGACTTTTTAGTATCCTTTGGTGTAGAAGGTAACGTGGATTTTGAGAAGGCTATCAGTGAGTATGGTTGCCGTATAAATATGTATGACTACTCTGTAGACGGCCCACCACAAGAGATCCCTAACTCTATCTTCTTTAAGGATAAGATCGGTTTAGAATCTGATGGGGATACTTCATTAGGGTACTGCCTAGGAAAGACTGCACAAGATGTTCTACTTAAGGTGGATATAGAAGGCTCAGAATGGAAAGTCCTTGCTATGGCTACAGCGGCTGAGCTTAATCGTGCCCGGCAGATTACCGTGGAATTTCACTGGCTACAGAACCTAGAGAATGACTTATTCTCTAACCTTGCACAGAAGGCTTTTGATAACTTAAGAAAAACGCACACCCCCGTTTTAGTACACGCCAATAACGACGTGCCGATTATGGTTATGGGTAACTCTGTGCTTCCTATGGTCATAGAAGTTTTATACCTTAGGAATTCCAGCTACGAATTTGAAGAAGATAAGGATCTATTTAAGGGGTTAGTAAATAGAAATAACCCTAACTTCCCAGAGATTGGACTCACATTCCCATGACCGCTAAGTTAGCTGATCTAGTTATTGACTTTTCCACAGATCCATTTAATCCGCAGAAAAACTTTGATATTGCAGTTGAATACCAAAAGCAAAACCAGACTGCCTCTGCTATCTCGTTCTATCTTCGTACAGCGGAGTACGGGTACGATACACACCCCGAGTTAGTTTACGCGTCTCTATTGGCCGCATCTCTTTGCTTTGAATCCCAAGAGAACCGAGTTCACACAGTAGTTAATTTAATTATGCAGGCGATATCTTATAGTCCTACAAGGCCAGAAGCCTACTTCTTGCTATCACGATTCCATGACCGTGCAGGTGAGTGGCAGAAGTGCTACACATGGGCATGTGTAGGATTAGCATTTGATGCATACCATGAGGCTTTGCCTATTGAACTAGACTATATTGGTGATACCTGTTTGCTATTTGAAAAGGCTGTGGCCGGTTGGTGGATTGGGCAAAAGGAAGAATCTAAGCAGATCTTCTTATCGTTATTAAAACGCGATCTTCCTAAGGTCTATGAGGATGCTATCGTTAGTAATCTAAAGCAGTTCTAGCCGCCTACTTGTGTACGTGTGTATCGTACGATAATTACTCCGCTACCTCCACTGGTAGAAAACTGGTTATAGGCCGAGTATCCTCCGCCTCCAGTATTAGCTACAGCTGCAGTTGCACTTGCCCCTCCCCCTCCGCCACCAGCAGTTGCAGTGCCGGGGTTGCTAATACTACATCCTCCTCCTCCACCACCAATTAGTCCTGAGTTAATTCCACATGCCAAAACAGTTGAGTAGAAAGCTGATGACGAAGTAGACCCTGCCCCACCATTACTATTTGTATTTCCCGCACCTCCGTACCCACCTCCGCCACCTGCAGTATTTGTCCCTCCAGCACCTCCAGCATTTCCTTGACCAGAAGTTCCAGACCCACCCGCATGTCCAGAACCCGAAGATCCTCCTCCAGAACCACCAGTTTGCCCTAAAATGGTGCCACTACCTCCTGCACCGCCTCCTACAGATGCAGTTAGTGCCCCAAATTGTGAGTTTCCTCCAGGGTACTGTATGAATCCGGTCTGACCACCCTGGCCACCAGCACCTACTGTTATATTGTAAGATCCCGAGGTTAGTACTTGAGAAGTTAGCCATTGAACTCCCCCAGCACCTCCTCCTCCCAAATACTGTGGACTACTTAGCTCATAAAATCCGGCGCCCCCACCAGCAACAACTAAAATATCTGCAGTTACACTGCCACCAGATACAGTAAGTGCGTTAGTAAAGGTTCCTGTACTAAGGTAGGCCTGATAGTAATAGGTAGCATCAGAAAAAAGAGTTGCATTTGTAGTAGTAACAGATGGCCCAATATGGCCACTTTTAGATGATGCAACAATTCCACTAATAATAGGCATTAGGAGACGTCTCCCGTCACAACCCAAGTATCAGTAGCTAGCTTAATAGCTGTAGCCATTGAGTATGTTGCACGAAGTTTAGGGGCGGTAGCTGTAGCACCGGTTGACTGAATAGACGTAGTACCAGAGGTAACCGCTTGAATTGTATATGTTGTTCCGCTTTGTACAGCTAAGAAGTGGACTTGAGAACCAATAGCAAAGCCCTGCACAGAGTTAGTCGGAATTGAAAGGTACTGTGTGCCTGTACCTGTGCTAGAAATAATTAAGTTAGCATCAGTTAGTGCTATAGTGTAATTAGTAGACTGAGCATTTCTTGTAGCTAAGGTTACTCCTTGGGAACCAGTAGTACCTTGTAGTCCCTGAGTTCCCTGGACACCTTGAGTACCCTGTGGTCCTTGCGGACCTTGTATGTTACTTTGCAGTCCTTGAATCCCCTGTAGACCTTGTAGGCCTTGTGTGCCCTGAACCTGTACACCTTGAGTTCCTTGAACGCCTTGAAATCCCTGAATGCCTTGAAATCCCTGAATGCCTTGTGTTCCCTGCAGTCCTTGAATACCTTGTACACCTTGAATTTGTAGTCCCTGTGGTCCTATAGAACCTTGAGGACCTATTGGTCCCTGTGCACCCTGAATTGTACCAACAGATTGCCAAACGGTTCCAGTCCAGAGCCACGTACGGCCACTATAGGAGTAGGTGGTTACTCCAGGTGTTAAGCCGGTTGTTGGAAATGCTAGTGGCATTTTACAGCTCCTTAGTTAATAGAGAGGAATCCCCAAGATTCTACACTAGTTATGGGGGTTCCTGCATACAATACAAAACCTGCTTGAGAAACGTTTGCTGAGTTACCAGACTGATTACCAGTTCCTGTTGTTGCAGTTGCAACAGATGTTGCTGCTTTGTAATATGCATATACGGCTTCCATAGACGGATTAGAACCAGTAGTTCCAGGATTTGAGGCAACGGTCCATCCAGAAGGGGTGCTTGGGGATGTATCGTTAAAGCCCGCAGCATATATATACATATCGCCAACTGCTAAAGAAGTTGGAGTTACAATAGTAGGCCAAGAAGTGGATCCTGCTGCATAAGAGGTAGTTACTGAACTATAGGTTCCCGCAGTGCCTGAAAACTGCTGAGTTTGTAATACTTTATATTGAACAGCTGAGCTGAATGTGGCGCTAACTGTCATTGATGTGCCCGTACCAAGAGTAGTTCTTATAAAAATAGCTAAAGAAGGAAGTCCAACACCCGAGGCAGTAGGTCTTACATAAGAACCTATCTGAGTCCAAGAACCGCCCCCGCTATCTGAAATAATAACTGTAGGCGTTACTAGTCCAGCCAATGTATCAAAAGCTACATAACAAATACCAAAGTTACCTGTGGTAAGAGTGGCTGAGGCTGTTGGTCCAAGAGCAGTACCAGAGGTAGATGAGACAGCAGCGGCTGTCCAGGCGGCTTGTGCTACTGCCATTATGGCCTTTGCATTTCTATAAGCACAGTAAGGTCTGATCCAGCGACTGTTGATCCAACCTGAGCTACGTTAACAGTTAGATAGTCACCTGCTGCTAAAGTAGTTGTATTAGGTGTTTGCACAGAAGTTGTTGCGTTTGTATTCTGCAAAATAGTAGGGCGGTTACCTGTTGTAGTATAGATAGTAGTTCCATTTTTAAGGATATCTACAATAATAGAAGTTCCTTGTGCTGGGGTGTTTACAGCTGCGCTGGCACCAATAATATTTAAAGCATAAGGTGCTAAATATCTGATAGTTCCAGTGGACACTGAAAGTATACCTGTCTTTGAATACGGAACAATCCTGTCACTATAGTAGGTTGCAGATTGTGCATTAAGAGTAGTGGCGTTAGTAGAGCCCGCAGTTCCTTGTATTCCCTGAACACCCTGTGTTCCCTGTGGGCCCTGGATATTACTTTGTAATCCCTGGATACCCTGTACACCCTGCAGTCCCTGTAATCCTTGTAGGCCTTGTGCACCTTGTGAACCGGTTATACCCTGAATACCTTGCAGGTTGTCATAGGGCTCAAACCACTCTACTCCATCATAGATGTAAAGTCGTCCGTCGTTAGTATTTAACCAAGTATTACCGGCAACAACTCCAGTTGGTTGTGTAGCAGAAACATAGTATGTGCCTTGTACTCCTTGAGGCCCTTGAACAGTACTCGCTGCGCCGGTTGCCCCCTGAATTCCCTGAGGCACGGTAAAGTTAAACACTGCAGCTGATGATGTTCCAGAATTTGTTACCGCAGCGGCTGTAGCAGCTGCGCCTGTGGTTGTTGTTCCTACAGCTATTGTTGCAGCAGATCCTGTAGACCCTTGAATTGATTGTCCAGTGGCTCCTTGAATAGATTGACCGGTAGGACCCTGTGGCCCAGTTGATCCTGTAGCACCAGTAGTTCCTGTTGAACCTTGAATAGACTGCCCAGTCGCTCCTTGAATAGCTTGGCCTTGTATTCCCTGGAAACCCTGTACTCCTTGGGGGCCAGTTGATCCTGTAGCACCAGTAGTTCCTTGTACGCCCTGGGCGCCGTTAGTTCCGTTAGTTCCGTTAGTTCCGTTAGTTCCGTTAGTTCCATTAGTTCCTTGGATACCTTGAGAGCCAGTTGTTCCTTGTGATCCATTAGTTCCTGTGGTTCCTTGGGAACCTGTCGTTCCCGAAGTGCCCTGCGAACCAGTGGCGCCTTGAGAACCAGTAGCACCAGTAGAACCTAAAGTTCCCTGAATACCTTGAGAACCGGTAAAACCTTGGGCACCAGTAGCTCCTTGCGATCCAGTAGATCCTTGTGGTCCAGTACTACCCTGCAGTCCTGTTGTTCCCTGAGATCCGTTTGTTCCCGCAGTACCCTGAGAACCAGTAGCTCCCTGTGCACCGGTAGGTCCTTGGATATTACTCTGTGCTCCTTGAATACCCTGTGTTCCCTGAATTCCTGTTATACCTGTAAGGGATATTGTCCAAGAGGAAGCTGTAGTTGTGCCTAAATTATAGTCAGCAGCAATAGCAAATGTTGTGCCGCCTGTAACAGTTAAGGTACCTTCAAAATAATTTGAAGAGGTATTTACTGCACGCACACGGTTACCTGTTACAAATGCCCCTTGTGTATTAGTAGTAAGGGTTATGGTTCCAGTATTTGAAGGGGTTGCAGTTGTAGTTGAAGTTACGTTAGAGTAGCCGCTTCCGTTACTTCCCTGTGACCCAGAAGTACCCTGTAAACCTTGTAATCCTTGTAATCCCTGGATACCTTGGGAACCTTGAATTGATTGTCCTTGAATTCCTTGAATTCCTTGAGATCCGGTAGAGCCTTGAGATCCGTTAGAACCAGATAAGCCTTGTATACCTTGTATACCCTGAAGCCCTTGAGAGCCAGTTGTTCCTTGTGATCCGTTGGATCCATTTGAGCCACTTGTTCCTTGTATACCTTGAATTCCTTGAGAACCAGTAGTTCCAGTAGAACCTGTTGTTCCCTGACGACCTTGTAGGCCCTGAATACCTTGGAAGCCATT